TATTTGAGATGTTGGTACCTAAACCAAAGGTTCCTAAAACAGAATATCAAAAAAAACTAAGAGATATAATTAAAGAAGCTCGTGAGACTAGAGGTAAAAGTAGAAAAGAACATCAAGATGTAATGAATAAAAAATTTAAAGAAGGAGCTTATTGGAGAAGAAGATCACAAAAATCAAAAGGTGAAAAAATTACTAAATCTGGTGTTTCAAAAGGAAAGGATATGAAAGACTAATGGTAAACCCAAGATATAAACCCTTTAATGGTAATTCAAGAAAACCAGCTGTAAAACAGTCAGAAAAGATATTAAGCGAAACAAAGACAGATTTTGTATATCCTGCAAAGGAAGAATACATTGGATCACATATTAAAAGTGATCTAGCAGGTGCGCCTGTTTCAAATAAAAGTTACGAGAAATACTATAAAGATTTAATATGAATTTAGAAAACGTAATATATAAATTACGTAGAATTTTAGATAAAAGAATAGAACAATTATCAATCTCTATAACGTCTGGTGGGGTTGACAATATGGAAACATATAAGTATATTATCGGACAAATAAACGCCTACGAGGCAACTAAACAGGAAATCTCTAACCTGCTTAATGATAAGGAGCAAAATGACGGAACAGTCGTCGACATCAACAGCAAAAATTCACCTACCAAATAAGGATTTAGTAGGTTTAAAAAGATCAGAAGAACAAAAAGAAGTTACCAAAGAAAAAACAAAATTACCAAAACCTACTGGTTGGAGAATGCTAGTTTTACCATTTAGAATGGATGAAAAAACTAAAGGCGGAATCCTACTAGGAAATGAAACTATAGACCGACAACAAGTTGCATCGCAATGCGGAAATGTAATTGCGATGGGAGATGCTTGCTATAAGGATAAAGAGAGATATCCAAACGGTCCATGGTGCAAGGTCGGTGATTGGGTGGTCTTTGCTCGTTATGCAGGATCACGTATAGAAATTGAAGGTGGAGAAGTTCGTCTTTTAAATGAAGATGAAGTTTTAGCAACAGTACAGGACCCAACAGATATCCTGCACAAATTTTAACATAGGAAGGAACTATGCCAGAAGAAAATAAGATAAAGAAAGAAGATCCGAAAGTAGATTTAGATACTTCAGGACCTGAAGTAGATGTATCTTTACCAGAGGAAAAAAAGGAAGAAGTTGTAGAGACCACGGAACAAGAAACAGTAAAAGAAGTAGAAACAAAGGAACAAGAAACAGAAACAAAAAAAGATGATGATTCTAAACTAGAAGAATATAGTAAAGGCGTTCAAGCACGTATCTCTAAACTTACTCGTAAGATGAGAGAAGCAGAACGTAGAGAAGCAGCTGCTACTGAATATGCTCAAGCTTTAGAATATCAAAGAAAAAATGATCAGAAAACATTTAAAAAAATGGATACTGATTATTGGTCTAGATTTGAAAAGAATGTAAAAACAGGAATGGAGTCTGCTCAAAAAGAATTAGCAAACGCCATTGAAGCTGGAGATGCAACTGCTCAAGTTGAAGCTAATAAAAGAATTGCTGCATTAGCATTTGAGAATGCTAAATTGGAGCAAAAAAAGTCGGAACCTGTTGAAGAGGAGAGACCTGTTCAACAACTTTCAGACGGTGGAAGATTACCACAGCAAACACCACAGGAACTCCCTGATCCCGATCCTAAAGCGGAAGAATGGGCTAGTAAAAACACATGGTTTGGTAAAGATAGAGCCATGACTTTTACTGCCTTTGAAATCCATAAGGATTTGGTAAATGAGGGGTTTGATCCTAAGTCAGATGCTTATTATAATGAAGTTGACAAAAGAATAAAAGTTGACTTTGCTCATAAATTTGATAAAGGTGGAGTTGTAGAGCATACGTCCAAGCCCGTTCAGTCGGTCGCTTCAGCTCAGAGAAGCGTAAAACCAGGACGCAAAACTGTGAGACTCACTTCCTCACAAGTAGCAATAGCTAAAAAATTAGGAGTGCCACTCGAAGAATACGCGAAACAAATAAAACTCACGGAAGGAGCGTAAAATGAAAAAAGAAGACAACAAAACTTCACGTGCGAGTCAAACACGGCAAAATACTGAAAGGCCAAAAGTGTGGACTCCTCCATCTTCTCTAGATGCACCCCCTGCACCTGATGGATTCAGGCACAGATGGATACGGGCAGAGAGTTTAGGATTTCAAGATTCTAAAAATATCTCTGGAAGATTAAGATCTGGTTATGAGTTAGTGAGAGCTGACGAATATAAAGATTCTGATTATCCTGTAGTCACTGAAGGAAAATACAAGGGGATTATCGGGGTTGGTGGCCTAGTGCTCGCTAGGGTACCTGAAGAAATTGCGAAGCAAAGAACTGATTATTATGCAACTCAGCATAAAGGTCAGAACGAAGCAGTTGAAAACGATTTAATGAAGGAAGAGCATAAGAGTATGCCTATCGATGTTGACAGGCAGACTCGTGTAACCTTCGGTGGTACAAAGAAAAGTTAATTTTTTAACTATTCTCGAGATAACAACCAATTCTCTATCACTGATTTAAATTAACCCGTTTACATTTATGTAAACATTAAGGAGTAATAACATGGCTAATAGAAACTCAGCCGGGTTTGGGCTTAGACCAGCAGGTACGCTAGGTAATACACCAGCTACTCAAGGTTTATCTCAATACTGGATTGATGCCGGTGCTACTGTTGATCTTTTTAACGGAATGGCGATGAAATCGTCAGGCGGTTATATGATCACAGGTGAAAGTGCAACTACAGTTACGACTATAGGTGTATTATTCGGTATCTACTATACAGCAGCTTCTACTAATAAGCCTACATGGGCACATTGGTACGACGCAACAATTACTCCAGCGAACAGTGAAGACACTCAAGCGTTCGTTAATGATTATCCTTTCCAGAAGTATCACATAGCTTCGGATGCAGCAGTAGCTAGTTCAGTTCCTGCAGCTCACGTGAAGTTTATGGAAACTTTCTCAGTGTATGCAAATACAGGTGGAAGTACTTCAACTGGTAAATCAACAACAACTCTTGACATCGGTGCAACTAATGCAACAACACACTCTTGGAGACTATTAAGAAGTGCTGAGGAAGTTGAAAACAGCGACCTTACAGCAGCTTATTGTACTTTAGAAGTTGTTCAGAACTTGTCCGAGTTTGTCGGAACTGGAACATAATAGGAGCATAATAACATGGCTATATCACGAGCACAGCTAGTGAAAGAACTAGAACCAGGTTTGAATGCACTATTCGGCCTGGAGTACAAAAGGTATGAAAATCAGCATGCTGAAATTTATACAACAGAATCATCTGACAGAGCTTTTGAAGAAGAAGTGATGTTAAGTGGTTTTGCAAACGCAAACGTTAAAGTGGAAGGATCAGGCGTTGCTTACGATGAAGCGCAAGAAACTTACACTGCACGTTACACACATGACACACTTGCTTTAGCATTCTCAATAACTGAAGAAGCTATTGAAGACAATTTGTATGACAGACTTGCGTCTAGATATACAAAAGCTTTAGCAAGATCTATGTCTAATGCGAAACAAGTTAAAGCTGTAACACCTTTAATCGATGGTCTTCCTTCAACAGATGGCTACGATTCAGGTGATGGCGTTTCATTGTTCAACACTTCACACACAACTGTAAGTGGAACAAACGTTAAAAACACTTTAACTACGCAAGCAGACTTAAACGAAACATCATTAGAGCAAGCATTGATTGACATTGCTGCTTTTACTGATGAGCGTGGATTAAGAGTCGCGGCAAGAGGAGTGAAAATGATCATTCCTTCAGCTAATCAGTTCAACGCTGAGAGATTGATGAAATCTCAAGGTAGAACTGGAACAGCAGATAATGATATCAATGCTGTAGCGTCTATGGGAATGATTCCTCAAGGATACAGAGTGAATAATTTCTTAACTGACTCTGACAGTTGGTACATCATTACTGATGTCCCTAACGGTATGAAAATGTTCCAAAGAGCAGCATTAAAAACTGCTATGGAAGGTGATTTCGATACTGGCAACGTTAGATACAAAGCTAGAGAAAGATACTCATTTGGAGTATCAGACTTTAGAGGTATCTTCGGTGTTGAGGGTGCGTAATCCAAAATAAATTTGTGGCGGGACA